TCATAGTAGTAGATACTATATTTGGTGTGATGTGTGCTTATCGATTAGGGGAGAAAGTTAAGAGTAGAACGTTATCGAGGATAGTATCTAAGATTACAATATACACATTGATGATGTTATTGGTATATGGTTTAGATGTATTAGTGTTATCAACTTGGATTGAGACACATATGTTAGTAACAAAGATAGGTGCTGGTATATTATGTTCCATAGAAGTGTTCTCAATAGATGAAAATATCCGTAAATGTAACGGAGACAAAGGGGTAGGTTACTACTTCAATAAAGTGTTTGATTTGGTTAAGAAAGTTAAAACAAAATATAACGATGTAATCAACGGAAAGTCAGAATAATGACAAAAAGTAAACACAAATAACAATAATATATTTATAATAAAACAAAAATGAGTAAAAAGAAAACTATACTAGCGAAAATCAAAAACATCTTTACAGAGGAAACTTTAGATGAGGTGAAATTGTTTGTCGATGTTAAAACAGAAGATGGTAAGATTCTACGAGTATCTGATATGTCCGTAGGAAGTACTGTAACCGAAATCACTGAAGATGGTGAGAAAGAGGTTGAAAGTGGTTCATTTGAATTAGTAGGTGGAGTAACTATGATTGTTGAGGATGGTAAAATATCTGAGATTAACAAAGTAGATGAAAACGCTGAAGATGAAATGACAGATGACGAAGAGAAGTTGGAAGAAGTGGTTGAGGAAATCGTTAAAGAAGAAGACGAATTAGACGAACACGAAGGTTTATACCTTAAGTTAGAAGATGGTACTGAAATTCACGTTGTCACCAAAGTAGAAGGTGAACTAAGTGAAGGTGATGTTGTTCATATTGTTTCAGAAGAAAAAGAAATGTCCCCAGCACCAGAAGGAGAACATACATTAGATGATGGACGTATCATAGTATTAGATGGTGAATCTAAATTAGTAGAAGTACGTGAAACGTTATCAGAAGAAAAAGAAGAAGAAGAAATGTCTGAAGAGGTTTTGACTGAAGAGGTAGAGGCTGAAGAAGCTGTCAAAGTTACTAACCAATTGAAAGACTTAATTTCACAAATAAAAGATTTAAAAAATTCATTTGAAGATATGAAGAAAGAAAATGACGAACTTAAAAGTAGGTTCAACAAATTCGCTTCAGAACCTTCAGAACAACCCATTAAAGAGAAGATATCTTTCTCAAATATAACGAGAGAAGATAAACTAAAATTCTTTAGTAAAAGATAATAATAAACATTAAAAAAAATTAAATTATGAGTTTAAATGTAGCAGCTTTAACAACTTACACAGACGAGTTGAAAATGGAGCTTATCAAAAAGTCCGTTCTACAGGGTAGAACAACTCAATTAATTAGTGTACAACCTGATATCAAATCAGCAGCGTCCATTAATATAATTGATTCAACGTTATCTCTTCAAGCAGGTGCTTGTGGATGGAACGAAGCTGGAACAACAGCATTGACACAGAGAGACCTTTCTGTATGTCCAATTAAGATTAACGAATCTATCTGTTTAGATACGTTAGAGTCTTATTACACTCAAAAGATGATGCAACCTGGTTCTTACAACGAGGAGATTCCTTTTGAACAAATGTTTTCTGAAGAGAAAGCTGGTAAAATCAACGCAGTAATCGATGATATCATTTGGAAAGGTGATACAGTATCTGGTACAGGTAACCTAGCACTATGTGATGGTTTCTTAGTATTGGCTAATTCATTGTCAGGAGACACTGTAGCTGGTAACACATCAGCAGCGACATCAATTACAGCAGCAAACATCATCGACTTAGTTGACGATATGGTAGCAGCTATTCCATCAGACATTATTGATGCTGATGACCTTCACGTCTTTATGGGATACGAAGTATATAGACTATACGCTAAAGCATTGAGAGACGCTAACTTATTCCACTACACTGGAGCTGAAGACCAAGGTGAAGACTTTAGTCAAATGGTACCAGGTACTAACGTAAGAGCAATCGCAGTTAGAGGATTAAACGGAACTAACAGAATGATTCTTTCGAGAGCAGCGAATCTTTACTTCGGTACTGACTTGTTGAATGACTCTGAAGAATTCAGAATCTTCTATTCGGAAGACAATGATGAAGTTAGATTCAGAGCGAAATGGAAAATGGGTGTACAATTCGCCTTTCCAGAATTCGTAGTAGACTTTATCTTATCATAATAACTACCAACATAAGGGGAGGTCACACTCCCCTTTATATAAAAAAAGGTGAACAATAATAAATAAAAAAAATAAAAACAAAATATTATGGCATTTAATTGTATATTAGACAGTGGATATGTTTTAGATTGTAACTCCGTTGGTGGTGTTGAAAAAGTATGGTTGGGTACCTGGGATGGTGACACAACTTATACATTTGACGCAGACTCAGTGGTATCAGGAGCAACTGACGCAGGAACTGTTTATAATTTCGAACAAGATATTGAGTTCGCTGGTTTAGAACAAGCGGGACAATTCTCAAGAGAAAATGGAACTGTATTCTATGAATCAAACCTTTCTCTTAAATTTACGAATCTTGATAAAGATTTAAGAAACACTTTAGTCGCTATCGGTAGAGCACCGATATACGCAGTTGTAAAATCAAACGCTGGTGAATACTACATCTTAGGTGTAGAGTCCGCTGGTAGAGCAACTGAGGGTGTAGCATCATTAGGAGTCGCTTTAGGTGATATGAATGGAGCAACATTGACTATTCAATGGAAATCGGCTAGTGGAGCATATCTATTAGACGAAACTGTTTTAGGAACGGATATTCCAGTAGCACCGTAAGGTACTATGTAATCTCACATATAGTTTTTCCAAACACTGAGGGGTACTTTAATTAGTACCCCTTTTTTTGTGAATCATAAACAAAATCAAAGGTTTTATATTTTATAATAAAATAAGTCAATTATGATTACATTAAACCAAAATGAGTCTAATATAGTGGTTTTAACCCTAAATGAAAAGAAGATTGGGGATAACCCATATTTCCTTCAACTATATTCTAATCAGAATAAGGATAATACTCTCATATCTCTCACAGGAGACACTTCTACCAATGTTATAAGGTATAACAGATACGATATTAATTTAACACCCTTAAATCTAATCGTTGGCGAATATGACTACTTCTGTCATCAATATAGTGGGAGTACAATATCATTATCAGCATCAACCAATATCGTTGAATCTGGGAAATGTAGAGTATTTGGAACAGGAACAACTGTAACAACATTTGAGAATAACGAACAAAACTATACATTTGTATAATTATGGAAAATAAAACAAAAAACAAAGTAAGGATACTTAATTTTAATGAGGCGTATGTCCAACCAGAATATAAGTATAACAATAAGAGACACCTTATTGAGTGGGGAAAGGATAATCAATATCCGATATACCTTTTAAACCTGTATAACGCTTACGGAAGTACCACACACAAATCTATTATCAATAGAAAGGTGAAACTAACAAGTGGACAAGGATGGGATGATGTAAATAACCCTCAATTGGAAAAGTTTATGAAAGATAATAGACTGAACAAAGAGGTAGTGAAAGTATCTTTGGATTATGAACTATTTAATGGTTTTTGTTTGGAGGTAATTTATAATAAAGAGGGTACTGAGATAAGTTCTTTAAAACACGTTCCATTTCATAAGGTAAGAATAGGTATTGAGACAGAGGATGTTCCTTTTACACATTATTGGTATTCCGATGATTGGGGACAATATAAAAAGAAAGGATACGAACCTTGTTTATATAGAGAATACAACCCTTATATTACAGAAGGAAAACAATTATACTATCATAGTGATTATAACCCAGCTACGGATGGTTTATATCCTATCGCTGGATACTCAACTTCTCTAAATTATATAGAACTTGATTATGAGGTAGGTAAATTTCACTTAAATCAAGTTAAACAAGGTTATTCACCTTCGTTTATATTGAACTTCGCTACAGGTATTCCTACAGCAGAAGAACAAGATGAGTTCTATAGAGAATTTAAACGTAATTATAGTGGAACTGATAATAGTGGTAAGATGATTCTTACTTATTCAGAGGGTGTAGAAGGGAAACCCGAATTGATACCTATCCAATTGAATGATTCTGACGACAGATTTATAATGTTGGCGGAGTTGGTAGAGAGAAACATTGTAATGGGAGCAGAGATACCACCACAATTAGTAGTTTTAACTCCAGGTAAGTTAGGTTCATCAGAAGAAAGAGATGAACTACAGACAGAATTCCAACAGAGTTATATTTCTCCCAGACAAAATGTAATTGAAGAGGCTTATAATATGATTTTGAATACAAATGAAATGGTTCTTAAGGATTACAATCATACGGATGATGTTATTGAAGGAGATGGTAAAGAAGAAGATTTATCTGTACAAGAAAACGCACAAGCACAACTGAAAGGTTCGGTAGGTGGTGTACAAGGAATCCTATCTATCCAATCATCAGTATCTGAAGGTACAACAACTATTGATTCTGGAGCAGCGATATTAGAACTAATATATGGTATTGACCCTGAGACAGCTAGAAGGATGTTAGGAGCACCTAAACCAATAGATAATGACT